GCTGAGTCCCCAAAAGTCTATCATTATCCTAGTGACCTTCATTCAAATGTTGAAGGCGCGGCTAAGTATCCTCATAGTGTAATATTCTATATTAACGCTCGCACAAATACTGCTGTAGGTAAAAAAGCCTCCGCTGCTGCCCAAGCAAACGCTGATTCGGCCCTCGCAGCTGCACAGAGTCAACTGAGTGCAGAAAGAACCGGACAAAACAGAATAAAAGAAGAACAGTATAACGACATTCTGACAGGTGCCGGCTTTGTAACAACAGCTATAGGCGCAGGCCAGGTGCTAGATTCGGTACTTGAAGGTGACACTAAATCAGCCGGTATAAAATTTGCTGAAAAAGTAGTTCTTGGCGCTGCGGGGGGAATTTTGGCTAACGCAGTGGCAAATGTAACAGAACAAGTTAGACTGCTTTCAGCTATTGAGTTGGTTACACAAACACCTCCTGTTGCGGGATATAGTGCCTCATACGATCAAGAGGATGTTGGTGCTATAGGCGCGCTTGCCGGACAAGAAGGTAGTTTAACAACCCTGATGAATAATGGCGGCAGAGCTGCAGAATACCTAGCTAGGGGTGCAATATCAGCGGCAGCAAGTCTTCCGCAAAGTTTAGGTGTCAACATGAATGTTGGAGCAGCTATTGAAGCCACATCAAAGAAAGTAACAAATCCATATAGAGAACAGCTTTTTAAAAATATGGAATTTAGACGCCATTCGTTTCAATATCAATTTGCTCCTAAAAATGCAAACGAAATGGAACACATAATGCAAATTATACAACTGTTTAAATACCATATGCACCCAGAAAGAACTAAAGACAGATTGTTCTTAGCATATCCTGCAGAGTTTCAAATTGAATATAGATTTAATTCTGAGGAACAAATGGCAGCTGCCGCTGATGCTGGTTTTACTCAGTCTAATAGAAACACTTGGTTAAGTAAAATAGGTTCCTGTGTGTTAGAAAACATGAAAGTCACATATGGTAATGCTGATTTTGTTACAATCCAAGGAACCGGTGGTGCTCCAGCATTCATTAATTTGGAATTACAATTTGCTGAAACAGAAATTCTTACTAATGACCGCATCACTCAAGATTATAGGGATAGCTTCTAATGTATTTTAAAGCAATTAAAAACATCAATTATCCTTTTTTCGATACTCATAGAAATGTAAAGGATATTTTTAATAGAGTTACTACACGCGGACCAAAGGTAAATAAAACTACCTTAAATTCTTATATGATAAAAGACGGTGAAACGCCTGATATTTTATCACACAAGCTATATGGTAACACAAGATATCATTGGATATTTTTTCTTATCAATGAAATAGTGGATCCTTACGCAGAGTGGCCGATTCCTAATTCAGAACTTTTACCTTTAGTGCGAGAAAAATATAATGATTCAACCGGTACAAAGATTCATCATTACAGAGAAACTACTGGAGATCGTTTGGTTGTAGATCTAGATCCATCAAGAACAGACATTGAACCTGTAACTAACTATGAATATGAGTTTGAGTTAAATGAACAGAAAAGAATGATTTTGGTATTGAAACCTATTTACCTTAAAGACTTTGTAAAATCATATAAAACTCTTGTGGGTGCCTAGTGGAAGAGGAATCTCTACAGTATGCGGGAGAAGTAGTAGTAGAAGAAATTTATATAACTTCTGCTGCTAATCCTGATTCTATTGACATATCAAATTTAATGATAGAAATAAATTTGTATGAGGACATATTTTCTCCTACATTACATGGGTCTATTTTGCTAGCAGATTCTATCAATCTCATAACAGAATTGCCTATGTTGGGAACTGAGCTTATTACACTTAAACTAAGAACTCCTACATTAGAAGATCATCCAATCAACACTATAGAAAAGACATTTCAAGTATATTCTATTACAAATAAAACATTAAATAATGACAGAGGCCAATATTATTCTTTAAATTTTATTTCAAAAGAAACATATTTAGACAATGCGATTGCTGTATCAAAAACATTTGAGGGGAATACCGTTGATATAGTTAGACAAATTTTTAAAATGATACAAACTCCTAGAAGAATAGATAGCGAAAGAAAAACTGGAATAGTTATTATGGACACTCCCCATGCAAGTGAGATAAAATATACCTCTTGTTATTGGTCGCCTATGAAAAATTTAGCTTTTATAGGAACAAGGGCCAAAGGAAATTCTGTTGCAGAAGGAGACTTTATTTTCTATGAATCAAATAAAGGATTCTATTTTACAAGTTTAGAAGCCCTAATTGCACACCAAAAAACTCAAGGTGTGTTTGATGAATATGTTTATGAGTTGGTTGCTGATACTATCCCTAGATTTAATCCTCAAAAAACCGGCAACCCGTTACCTTCTGATTGTACTAGAATTGAAGAAATGGTAGTACCAAAACTTTTAGATATACTAGACGGGCAAGATAGTGGATATTATGGAAGTACAATAAGAGGATATGATATGTTCACTAAGAAGATGACAGAAATTGTATTTGATGCTAGAAAAGAAATGAGTAACTTTTATAAAACCGATGATGGCAATCCTATTCCGGGGGATGTTATCAATGACCCAGGAAAGAATATACAATTTGAGTCATATAATACTGCTCTTTATAATAACTATGGGTTGTCTTCTGATGAACATTCAAACAAAATTGTTTTTAGAAAGTCCTATTTGAACTCTTTTAATCAATTTAAATTTGAAATAACTATACCGGGAAGAACCGATATGGAAGTAGGTAACATAATTAGTATTTTGTATCCTTCCCCTAAAACTAAATTGGGTGATGAGACAGAATTAGATGATGTGTTTGATCCTTTGCTAACAGGTACATATATTGTATCTGCAATGCACCACGTAATTTCACAAGACAGACACTATATTAAAGCAGAAGTAATTAAAAATGGTTTAGCTAAAGATTTAGGTAAGAGAAAATGATTTCCCCAAAATTAAAATGGTGGATAGGCGTGGTAGAAGATAGAGCCGACCCAGAACAAATAGGAAGATACAGAGTAAGAGTATTAGGTTATCATACGGCCAATAGAGTAACCCTACCAACAGAGGATTTGCCTTGGGCGACCTGTGTTATGCCTGTGAACTCACCTGGTATTTCGGGTATAGGACAGAATCCTATGTTAGTCGAAGGAAGCACTGTTATTGGTTTCTTCGCTGACGGTGATGACGAACAGCAACCAATCATTGTAGGTTCTTACATGGGATTTCCTATAGAGCGGGAAGAAAATCCTGAAATAGGTTTCAATGATCCTTTTCACACATATCCATTAAACGGTGAACAAGAAGGCCGTAATACACTGAACGAACCTGATACCTCTAGACTTGCTAGAGGAGCAAAGGCAGAAGAACACTATTCACTTTTAAATAAGCGCGGAACAAAAGTTAATGAAATACCAAGAGCTTTAGCATCTTCTGTTCCTTCTGTTAGTGAAGATCTCTCAGGCGCCACATATGAAAGAGAAACCTGGGACGAACCACATCCACGTTTTGGTTCTACTGATACAGGAACCTATGCTACATCGGGTGAAGCACCCACATTTGAAGATGGCACAACATCTGTTTATCCTTATAATAACGTATGGGAAACAGAATCAGGGCACGTTTTTGAGGTGGATGATACTCCTGGTAATGGCAGAATTCATAACTATCACAACTCAGGTACCTTTGAAGAAATACAAGCTGATGGTAAAAAAGTTACTAAGATTGTAGGTGACGAATACGAAATCACACTAAAAAATAGAAAGGTATATATTGCAGGAAACTGTGATGTTACAATAGCCGGGAACGCTAAGATGTATGTTAAAGGTGATATGTACACCGAGGTTGACGGTAATCAGTTTAATACTATACGTGGTAATCGTGTTACTAAGATTGGCGGCAACGACCTAACAGAAGTATTGTCAGACTCAGCAACGCAAATAAACGGTAACAAAGCTGTTCGTGTTTCTAAAGATGATAGCGAAACTATTACAGGTGCTCAAACACATACTGTTGGCAAAACAAAGACTACTACAGTAACAGATAAAGTCGTAGAATCACACAATGCTTCAATGACGACCGTGGTTTCAGGGGCATATAATATAGTTTCTGTTGACAACTTATCATTAGGCACAGGTGCTAATCTTTCAATGGCTGCTGAAGAAGTATTAACAGCAACCGCAGGCGGTGAAAGTTTGATAAAATCAACAGGATCAATGACGCTGTCCGCTTCTGTTACAAATATACAGCAGAATACAAATGTTACGGGTACACTAGATGCAAGCACAGATGTGTTGGGTGGCGGCAGTGACGTTAGCCTTGTAAATCATACTCACGCACAGAATAATGGTAATGACACAGGCGGCGGCGTAGATACTGATGCACCATCATCATAGGAGAATTTAAATGAGTTGCGGGCCAGCAGCAGGACTTAAAAAATTAGCAGACAAAGTAGACGGTCTTAACAATGAAATAGATAGTCTAGTCAGCAGCATTCAAAGTGGCGCTATAGGCGGAATTAAATCTGTTGTTGATGACGCTACTTCTCAAGTAAAAGATGCTGTAAAAGGCATGATACCTGAAATTGATTTGCCAAAGGTACCTGACAGTTTACAAAATGATGTTACTAAAATAGCAAAAACATTGATAACAGGAAAACTTGCTGCAGATCAAATACAAAACGAACTTAATAATTTAAAAGGCAAGTGGGGTAACGTAGATTTTGGCGATATAGATTTAAATAATTTGCCTAACTTATTGCGTAATGGCGCTCTAGATATAGAAAATATATGTAAACTTATTCCGAATTTTGAAAAGGAAGGTGCTGATGTTATTGTAAAAGGATTGCCTATTACATTTCCTGAGATTGATGCAGTAAATATAATACGTGGCGGAACTATACCTGAAGTACCAAAACCAAAAGTGACCATAGATGTTGCTCGGGCAAAACGTGAAGCAGGAGAAAAATTCATAAATGTTGTAAAACCTAGGTTCGGTGGTTAATAAAGGATATAAATACACATATGGCCATAGAGAATACTATACAACCAGTAAATAAAGTAGCCAAGATATGGAAAGATCTTGACTTAAATTTTGCCCCCAATCAAAAAAGTGGTGTTGCTAAAAAGACTGACGAAAATGCTGTTAAACAGTCAATGCGAATATTAATACTCACTAACTTTTATGAGCGGCCTTTTTATCCGACTAAAGGCGGTAATGTAAGGGGAATGTTGTTTGAAAACATGACTCCTTTGGTGGCAAGTGCTATGCAAAAGGGAATGGAAAACTTAATTACGTCATATGAGCCCAGAGTAGAATTAGAATCAGTAGAAGTTATTCCTAATTACGATCAAAATTCATATGAAGTTACCATTAGGTATAGCATACTAAATGTAAATAAACCGGATAGTCTGTCACTAGAATTAAAAAGGTTAAGATAAAAGATGTCACAGTTAAATGTAACAGAATTAGATTTTGACGGTATAAAACAAAACCTTAAAGAGTATTTTCAAACTCAGTCTGACTTTACAGATTATGATTTTGAAGGATCTGCTTTATCTGTTTTGTTAGATGCGCTTGCATATAATACACACTATAATGCTATACTTGCCCACATGATGGCAAACGAATCTTTTATTGATACTGCTATTAAAAGAAGCTCTGTGGTTTCTCTGGCTAAAAGTTTGGGTTATACTCCTAGATCTAGAAGGTCTGCAAATGCAACAATTAAGTTATCTATAACTCCTGACCCAAATTATTTGTCATCAAACACATCACTTACGCTGCCTAGGGACCAAGCATTTGTTGCCAACATTGATGGTACATCTTATAACTTTTATCCTAGTGACGCTGTAAACGCCGGTGCAGAAACAGTAGATATTAACGGTGTTCCTACTACTCAATTTATTTTTCCAAATGTAGAAATAACAGAAGGAAAAAGAGTTACCAATAGTTTTATTATTTCAGCCAACAAAGAACTGAATCCTATTGTATTACCAAATGATAATATTGACACCACAACTCTCAGAGTAAGGGTTAAAGAAGCCACACACACAAATACTTTTACATCATATACACTATCCAATAGTTTATTGTCTCTTTCAAGCACTTCTAAAATATATTACCTAGAAGAAAATACTGATGGCAAATATCAAATATATTTTGGAGACAACGTAATAGGAACAAAATTGTCAGCAGGCAATGTTGTTATTGTAGACTATCTAGTGTCACAGGGTGTTGAGGGAAACAACGCAAAAACATTTAGTTTAACTACTAAATTAACAGGGCAGAATGAAATTGTTACAGGACTTACTGTTTACAACGGTGTAGATGCTGATGGTAATGCTATTGAGACCGGAGGCAGATCATCCGGCGGACAAAACAAAGAATCAATAGATAGTATCAGATTAAACGCTCCGAGAAATTATAGTACGCAACAGAGAGCAGTAACTTCTACAGATTATAAAAATTTAATATTAGCAAGTAATTCTAATATACAATCAGTTTCCGTTTGGGGAGGTGAAACAAACAATCCTCCTGAATATGGCAAAATTTTTATATCTTTAGATCCTATAGAGGGACAAACAATATCACAACAGGATAAAGACAACATTGTTAATAATATATTGATTCCTAAAGGATCAATTTCAATGATACCTGTTTTTGTAGATCCAGAATACACTTACATTGGTTTGAATGTTGGTGTTGTGTATAATCCTAACTTGACTTCTTCTTCTAGCACTGAAATAAAAGGAGCAGTATCTACAGCTATAAATGAACATTTTTCAGATGAACTTAGAGCATTAAATAAGAATTTTTATTATTCAAAGATTCACAATGCAATAAAAGAAGTTTCTGATTCAATAGTATCAGTATCTGTTACACCTTATCTACAAAAAAGACTAGCAGTAACTAAATTTAATTCAGATGTAAATTACAGCTTTAGTTTCAATAGTAGAATACAACCTAGAGAAATTCATTCTACTTGGTTTAATGCTGTTTTGGGTTCGGGTATTATAAAAGTTAAATTACAAGATGTTCCTGATGCGGGTGTTGTTCCACCGGAATATAATGGATTTGGTAAAGTTTATCTTGTTGATAGTAGTAATAGACAAAGAGCAGAAATAGGAACATTAGATTATTCCACTGGTAAAGTAACAATACCTGCAATTAAAGTAAACAGTTTGTATTCAAATGAAACTGTAATTAGGGTTTCTACTAGACCACATGATGACTCTAAAGATATTTCTACTAGCGTTTTGACTAGAGTTGCTCCTGTATCTACTAGTGCAGTTTTCCCGGCTCCTTCAAAAAATACAGTTTTGGATAAGAACGATACTGCTAGTAATTCTGCAACCGGAGCCAGAGAAGGTATTAAAATTACTGTAACTGTAGATAACCAGGGAATCTAATGGCACACACTGTCCCTACTAATTTAGGATATGTTGCATCCATAAATGTTACTAATGGCGGCACCGGTTACGCTTCAAATCCTACAATTACTATAGATGCACCCACACTTCCGGACGGGGTACAAGCTACAGCAACTGCTACCGTTGTTAATGGTGTAATCACTAATATCAATGTACAAGAAGCTGGAAGCGGTTATGATGTAAATTTAACCAGTATTGGTATTACTATAGGCGCTCCTGCAAATGGAGATACTGCAACAGCAACCGTTACTTTAGGTTATTATTACGGCACTGCTGAGCCTTACGATACAAAATATAAAAACCTTTCAAAATATTCTCTCCCTGAATTTATTAGATACGATTATGATACGTTTAAAACTTTTGTAGAAAATTATTTTGATTATATGGATCAGACCGGAAATCCCGGTAATATTCTTTTTAACTCCAAATATTTTGATATAGATGATTTAACCGCTATTGAATTAAATAAGAAAGCTTTAGAAATAGCACAAGATTTTCCTCGTATTCTTGCAGTAGATTCTAAAATACTGTTTAAACATATTAAAACTTTGTATGAAGCAAAAGGTTCTGAAAGAGCTATTAAGGCATACTTTAAACTAGTATATGACGAAGATGTTACAATCGAATACCCAACAACAAATTTGTTGAGAACTAGCGACGGCACATGGCGTCAAAGAAATTCAGTTAGAGCAATAGAAGGGTATAACGGATACGAACCTACTAATTTAGATAGTAAAGAAATAGATATCTGTTATTATTCTACGGAAAATTTTTATTATACTACGCCATCTCAAGTATCAGTTTTAACAGGTTCTTGGACTAGCTCTATACTTTCTACTACTGTAACAGCTCCCGGATTAAATGGTTCAGCACTTACTGAAGTTTCTATAGGACAAGAATTAAGAGATTCAAATGGAGCCGTAATAGGAACAGTAGTATCTATTACAGATGATGATAATATTGAATTAGATATTCCGGCTCTAATAAATCTAACAACAGCTACTATATCTGCTTATACACAGGTAGTACGAGCATCAAATACAATCATAAAGAAAATTCAGGCAAAAGTAGAAAATACTATTAAGGTTGGTAACACTCAGGTATTAAATAATTTGGGTGCAGTAACTACACCACAGTCTTATGAATTATTTTTAGGAAATTTTTCAACAGCTATAACTAGCATACCAGGCCCCGGTGATGCGGCAACCGGTACTCTTAATATTGAAGATGGTGTTCTTAGCACTGTCATTCCACAAACAGCAACAGCAACCGATGCTGGAAGAGCAAGTGGATTATATTCGGTATCAACATTTACAACTTCAGGCTCAGGATCCGGAGCAATTATTACAGTAGAGGTATCAGGTACTGGTCTAGCAACCATTCCTTTTGGTGGGTTATATAACAAAGGTAAAGACTTTGCTGTCAATGATACTATAACAATAGCATCAGCTGACATTGGCGGTGGCACTACTGATCTAGTTTTAGATGTGACTGCTATTAATGACGGTGTAATTAAATCTGTAACCATGACCAATACTGGTTTTGGATATATTGCTGCGCCAGTAGGCACAATTACTGACACGACTGGTACGGGAGCAGATGTTGTTCCTTATGTTGAGAATGGAAACGTATTGTCCTGTACTATAAACAGAGGCGGTTCTGGTTATACTAACAATGCAACCATTTCTTTCGACACAACTGGGTTAGAGACCTTTATTGTACTTAGAGATGAGTTACCTCAACAAGCAAACCAAAAAGCAGTCTTAAAAAGAATAGCAAAAAGTATTTCAGCTGCTGTTCCTAGAAGCGGTATAGCAACCATAGATTCTTTATCGGCTGCTGATGCAAGTAGAGCAGCCGGCACATATACAATAACTTCTTCTGATTGGACTTCAGACGGTACTGGCGCAAACGCAGAGTTTACTGTTACAATAGACGGAACAGGAGCGGCTGCTGTTACTATAGATACTGCCGGCAATGATTTTATTGTAGGTGAAACTATTACTATTGCAGATTCAGATCTTGGCGGAGGCGGAGCTGATGATGTTAGTTTTGATGTAGCCACACACACCACAACAGATTGGGGATTTAAAGAAGGTCAATCATATAGAGTTAAGGAAGGTTCTACACAAGGAACTATTATTAGAGTACAGAATTTAAATAACAATAAGGTACCCACATCATGGACCATTGTGTCTCCGGGTGAAGGTTGGTCTTCTGCTACTGTGGACAATACACTAACATCTAGTATAGGTGAAAAAGTAGATGTAACAGTAACTACCGGTTATTATTACAATTATGTTGGAGAGTTTATAGGAACTAGAGGCCAGCTTTCTACAAAAAATGTTCTTAATGATAATAGAAGAAATCAAATCTATTCATACATCATCAGATCAGGCCTTTCACAAAACATTTGGAATGCTGGTTTTAGAAAACATATGCACCCTGCAGGTAAAGAAGTATTTGGTGATATTGTATCTAGCTCTTCTATTTTAACTGATATAAGATATACTGTACCTGAAGGTCTTAGTATTTACAAGTTTATTACTGAGGACTTTACACTTGCTAATGACATATTAACCATACGTTACGAAAAGGTCTTAGAAGATACTGTTGTTGCGACAGAATTATTAAGTGTTACATACTTTAAAGATTTTGAAGAAGAAGTAACAGCAGAAGAAGGGTGCAGTCCTCTATATGTAGATACTGATTATTGGTATGGATCATATGCAGGATCGTGTAACGTATATTTTGATGTTGTTAAACCCATAGAAGAACCTTTAACAGCATCAGAAACTTTTGTCCAGATTATGACTTGGACCAGAAGTTTTAATGAACCATTGACCGTAACGGAAAATGTTGATATAGTAAATGTAATACCCGGATTAACACTATCAGACAGTGTTTCAACATCCGAATTTTTTGAATATTCTCGTACTTTAGAAGATATTGTTTATACAGACGATTCTACCGATTTTACTATAGGTAGTTTTAAAAATATAAGCAATATTGTCAATAGCACTGAAGATTTAATTATAAATATACTGAAAGAAACAAATACAGCAGAAACAGCAACCACAACAGATGTTCTTGTTTCTGTTATAACGTGGAATAGAGATTTTACAGATAGCACTTCAGGTGTCTCAGATGCTGGAATAATTATAGCAGGACAAAATTATGTAGACCCATCATATTTGGCCACACCTGACCAATATATTACTGAGGGAACATTAGCAACATTTTAATACAAAATAAAATTTGGAGATAAACAATGTTTAATAAAGACACAATGAAAGCGACAGGTATGGTGGATATTGTTATCCGCGATGCCGATGGTCGTATTAAAGATGAGCGCCATGTACCTAACTTGGTCGTTGATACTGGTTTAGATTTTATCGCATCTCGCATGAAAGATGCAACTGCCACTGCTATGTCGCATATGGAAGTTGGTGAAGGTACTACTGCAGCAGCTAGTGGTGACACTGCACTTGAAACACCTTTTGGCACACCTGCTATTGTTGCATTAACATCAACAACAGTTACTAACAATGCTGTAGCATATGTTGCTACTTTTGGTGCTGGCGATGGCACGGGCGCTCTTACAGAAGCAGGCATTTTTAATGCTGCTTCAGCCGGGGATATGCTTTGTCGTACTGTGTTTTCAGTAATTAACAAAGGCGCTGCAGACAGCATGACAATCACCTGGACAATTACTATTTCTTAATAGGCAGATAGATGGCACTTCTTCTAACAAGATTGGGTAAAGTAGAATTAGCTCGTACTTATTTTAGAGATATAAAAAATAATCACGATCTATACTATTTTACCTTTGGTAAAACAGATGAGTGGGCGGATGAATCTAATCCAGATACTCCTGTGGATAGCACCAAAGATATAACCGCCTTTCGTAAAAACATGATGTTTATACAAAGAATAACAGGCACCAATGTATGTCATCTTGTTAGAAGAATTAATTGGACAAGTGGAACAACATACGATAGATATGATGATGTTTATTATTCAAGTCAAGCAGCAACCGAAAAATCTTGGCAAACAGCCACACACCTAGGTGATGCTAACTTTTATGTAATGACGGTAGATTACAATATCTACAAATGCTTGGATAATAGAAATGAATCTGGAATTGTAGTACCTAGTACAGATCCGCCCACTACAACAGGTTTGGAAATTGAAATTACAGGTGATAATTATAAATGGAAATACATGGGTACTGTTTCAGAAGGAGACAGAACTAGATTCTTAGATGATAATTGGATACCTGTAAGAAAAGTAGCGGGTTCAGCTGACGATACATTCGATATAACAGGAGAAATTGATGATGTTACGGTTGTTGACGGTGGCACGGGTTACAGCAGTGGGCTGGTAATCGTTGTACAGGGTGACGGTTCGGGTGTAGCAGCAGCATCAGCTTCTTTGAATAGTAGTACAGGAGCAATAGAAACAGTAACGCTAACATCTTCACAAACAACAGAAGCAGGTTCTGGCCAAGGATATTCTTTTGCAATATTAACACTTTTAGACAACATTAGTCTTGCCGGAACTTGGAGTTATGACACTTCTAGCAACATAATAACAGGTGTCAATGGAGATGCTACAACAGCAACTTCTCCTTCTACCGTGGGTAGAATAATAAAAGACGAAAACAGACAGGTTGTGGGTGTAGTAGCAAATGTTGTAGACGACAATACTATTCAATTAGCAGCCAATGCTGTAGTTTCATATAGAGACCCCAATACAAATGCGTTGTTGACCAGTGTTACGGGTAAAACTCTTTCTTCAGACCACGGCGGAAATGATGCTGAATTGAAAGTAAACTTAGCAGACCCTGACAGTGTACTGACTCTTGCACAAAAAGCTGTTGAGGATGAATCATCTAATATTGCAGGACAAATTGATAGGATTGAAGTAATAGACGCCGGCAGTGGTTTTGCCCAGGGTGATACTTTAGTTAGTATCTCCGGAGACGGACAAGACGCTACGGCTGTTGCTGTTATTGATGCCAATGGTGGGGTAAGTAAAATTATAGTAAATACTCAAGGTACTGGGTATACATATGCTGATGTGACAGTTTATTCTAGTTCTGATCCTACTAATTTTGTATACGGCAGGGCTGTCATAGGTCCTATTTTAGGACACGGAAACAATATGGTAAGAGAGTTATTTTCAACATCATTGGCTCTATCAATATCATTATCAGATCCCACTAATGATGATTTGATTTTGAATAATGATTTTAGACAAATTGGACTGGGTAAAAATTTCTTAGATCTTAGTGGAAATGTTTTTACTTCTACTACAGGAAGAACAACATACAAAGTAGAATTAGCAAACGCTACAGAATATGCTAAGTGGTCATCATTAGATTTAACAACAGATGATACACTAACTGGCACCAATAACATAGTAACTATGGGTTCTGGTGGAACAGCTAGGGTTGTTCAGGTTTTAGAGGATGGTAATGGTTACTATCTTTATTTACAAGCTATAACAGCTACCGATATAGCCACAACAGCTCCTTTTGATGATATAATAGGTAGTGCAGATACTACTACCGGTAGCGGTATAAATAGTGTGACTGCTCCTGAGTTTAGTTATAAAACAGGAGAGATTGTCTATATGGAAAACAGAGGCGGTATCAGCAGACAAGCTGACCAGGCAGAAGTAATTAAGACATTTATAACATTCTAAGGTATTAAAAAAAATGGCACTCAACTTATCAACTTCACCCTATTATGACGATTTTGACGCGACAAAAAATTACTCTAGGGTTTTGTTCAAACCAGGCGTTGCTGTACAAGCAAGAGAGCTAACACAGCTCCAAACTATACTGCAAGATCAGCTTTCTTTGATTTCTGGGTATACGCTAAAAGAAGGCGCGATAATTTCTGGGTGTGAAGAAAAGCAAACGGCCGTACCTTATATAAAAATTGATGATACTGATGCCGCTACACAAACAGTAGCAGACAGCGATCTTCCAAATTTTATTGGAGAAACAGTAGTAGGTTCACAAACAGGACTTAAAGCAACAATCGTAGACACTCGTCCTGGTAGAGAAAACGCACATCCAGATTCAAAAACTTTATATCTATCTTATGAAAACGGTGGCGGTGCTACTAATACAGCACTAAGTGGTTTTGTAAATAATCCTGACGATCCCAACTATGATGCTGAAGTGCTCGCACATTTTAAAGCAGGAGAAACACTTACTGTAACTTCACCCGGTGTTTGGAAAGGAAGAACATTTGTAGTTAATACTTTTGTTTCTTCACCCGAAACAATGGCAGACAGATATTATGGTTACGCACATAGAATTGCGTTGTCAGATGGTTTGCTTTATGTTAAAGGACAATTTGTAAGAACTGGTAAAATAGGTTGTTATGTTGACAAATTCAACCCAGCAGTAGCTAGAAAAATAGGATTCTTAGTAACAGAATCTATTGTACAGTCAGATGACGATGCTACACTTTTGGATCCTGCATCCGGTACATACAACGAAAACGCACCCGGTGCTGATAGATATAAAATTTCAGTAGCTCTCAAATCATACGCTTTAGATGCTGCAATACCGGACAACTTTTTTGGATATGGTTTATATGAGAGAGGACGTTTCAGTAGAAACAAAATTAAAAACGATCCTCTAGCCAAAATAGGCGACCAAATAGCAAAAAGAGCATATGCCGCTAATGGTAACTATATTGTTAACGGTTTTTATACTACTGTCAGAGAACACTTAGATGATGGAAA